AACAAATATCACTTATGGATTAAAAACAACAAATGGTAAATCTTTAAATGGATCAGAAACAGAATTTTTATTATCAACTATAGCAAACAATGTGGCTCCTGGTAATAATATTTTCTTTACTACTCCTCAGATGATTGCAAGTTCAATCAATGAAACAAACAGAATGAATGGATCTAAATCTTTATTCTTAACTTGTAATTTAACAACAACAAATACAAACGTATCACCAGTTATCGATACAACAAGAGTAAGTATTGTTGCTGTACAAAATAGATTAAATGATCCTACAGTTTCTAATACACCTAATTTTATTGATGACACTACAGCAGTAGGAACTTCTTGTTCTTCTGTTTATGTAACTAGACCAGTTACATTAGCAAATTTATCAACAGCACTTAATATTACATTAACATCAAATATTAGATCAGGTGCATCTGTAAGAGTTTATTATCGTACAACAGATTCTACACAAGTAAAAAATATTAACACGATATCTTGGATTCCATTTAACGTAGATGGTTCAGAAGATATTAAAGTTGTAGATGCTTCAAATTCAAATATATTTAAAGATTACACTTATTCAAATAATGGTATTACAGGATTTACAGCATTTCAGATTAAAGTAGTATTAAAAGGTTCCAACTCAGCTCAACCACCAGTGGTATCTGCGTTAAGAGGAATCGCATTAGCGTTATAAGGAATTTATGAAACTAAAAGTTGAAGGACATGATTCATTAGTAAGAGATTCAAATTCTAAAGCAATTATAAATGTTGCTACAACTGATTATCAATTGTATATGAATAGAGTAAGAATGAGAGAACAACAAAGTGATCAGATTAGAAATGCAGTTAAAGAGATTAATTGTTTGAAAACAGAATTAGAAGAAATCAAATCATTATTAAAAGAAGTAATTAAAAAATAATTAATATGGCAGATCAAATAGCAAATTTATTCCTTGATATAGGTGTTTCGTTTTCAGCTGATGTAGATGTTACTGATAATGAAGAAAATCCATTAGATTTAACTGATTGGACAGCTCGTGCCAATATGTCAAAGGGTTACTCACCTACACAAGCAAGAATACCATTTAATATAAATCAATTTAATGTTGAAGGTATTGTTACAATCAGTTTAACGCCCGCTCAAACTGCGTTATTAGAAGAAGGTCGTTATGTGTATGATGTTGATATCGTAAATAATGTTGATGGTTCTATTATTAGAGTTGTTGAAGGAATTATTACAGTATCACCTACTGTTTCTGGTATTTAATTTTATAAATAATTAAACACAACAAAGGACTATAATGGTACAAGCAAGTTTAACAAAGACACAGGTCAACGTTCAGTTACCGTCAAGAAACCTGTTACAAAATTCGTCATTAAAATTAAGACTATTAAATGATGTTAATTCAACATCATTAACTGATGGTAATGTTGTTCAGTATAACTCTAATACAGATCAGTTTGTAACTCAACCAGTTAAGATAACTATAGTAAACGGCGGAACTTTTTAGTTCTTTAAGTTTTTATTAAAAGAATCTATCGTCTTTAGATTAAAAGGAAATGCGTTTCCCCATATTGTAGATTTTCTTACCCAACCTAGTGCGGCAATCGGACTTGTAATCGCTAAAGGTATATCAGAGTGGCCGCTATCTTTATTTTCTCTGGAAAAATAATAATTATCTAAGTCGTGTACAACGCCTTTTTCTTTTAATTCATTTAATAACTTTTCTGCTGTTTTATAAGTAATTGCATAAGCGTGCCCACCATATAGATTTTCTATATCTATAATCTCTTTAGGGCCACCTGCTGTTTGACTATCATATTTACTTGGGTCTGTAAGTTTATATCCTAACGAAACTATTTTATTGTGAGGTATTTCTATATTTATTTTATGTAACATAATAGCATCATGTTCAAGTATTATAGCACATTCTTTATTTTCTACAATTTTTTTCCATATATTAAAATGACTTGCAGTACAACAAGCACAAGCATCTGTCCAATCGTTCCAAGAATTATAAGATACTTTGTAATCAAAGTTCCTCCATACTTCTTCTTTAGTTATGTTTTCATAACCTTCAAAACTTTCCCATTCAAGACCAATTGCATCACAAGATTTAGCACAACCTCTTGCATAATCAATAGATATAGGATTTTTAGTTGTTAGAATATAGGCTTTTGTTGGTATCATACTTTTAGTATCAGAGTTTTTTTTATTAACAATTTCTGTTTTTTGTTCTATTATTTTTTTAATAGGTTGAGGGTTAGAATCTACTATAAATGTCTTTGAACCTGTATGCGAACATTGAATTGTTACGTCTGCATATATTTTAAAACCTTTGGCTTTTGCTTTACGGCAAAAATCGACATCTTCAGATACTGTATGTTTATGGTCAAGTGCTGAATGATAAACAAATTGAGGATAACCTACATCTTTTAATACTTTAGATTTAATAAGAACACAACCCATACCACAAGCGGCTATTTCTAAAAACGTAAGATGTTTAATTTTTTCATAAGGTATATTACTATTACCACCATGAGCATTTTCTTCATAAATTTCTAATGTATGTTCATGTTCTTTTCTTTGTATATACAAACCAGATACCATATCAACATCATGTTTTAATAATTTTATAAGTGTATCTTTTGGAAATGCAATATCACTATCTACAGAAAACAAATAATCATAATGAATTGCCCAATGAGATATTAAATTTCTTATTTGGTCAATTTGATAACCATAAAAAAAGTGAAATTCGGTTTTATATCCTTCAGGAACTTCTAAATCGTATATTGCTTTAAACGTTGTAGGTTCAATATTTTTATTTGTTGGTACAGCAATTAATATAGTTTTCATTGTGCCAATATTCTGTTTGCGTTTTTAGTCTGTTCTTCTGAATTAACTTTGTAATCATTTAATGGACTAATATCATTATAATTATAAACAATATCTGATACAATTTTTATTTTACTAGGGTCGGCCTTTTCTATAACAGTATAAAATATAGAACCATCACCGCCTGCTTTATACCAATTCTCATTTTCGTCTTTAAAATTACTATCACTAACACCGTTTAAAAGATAACATTTAAATGTTCTTAAATGTGTATAAGGCATATTCCAATTAAACTTGTGTTGTCTATATTTTTTTTGTAGTTTGATTTCTTCAGGATAATGTTGAGATACTAAAGGTATATTATCTACCATTGACCAACAAGAACCATAAGTAAACTCTGTTGTGCCATCATATAGATTATTATAAAAATGAAATATTTGATTATCGTTTACTAAAGAATCATCACCATCTAAAAGAATTATAATATCATCTCCTTCACAAAATTCAACCATTGCTTCTATTTGATTTCTTACGGCTCCTTTATTTTCTATATTTTGTATTACTTTTACTTTATTACTTTCAAATTGTTTTGCAATTCTATAACTGTTGTCCGTAGAACAATCATCTATAACAATCATTAAATAATTATCATAATCCTGTGTGATTACAGATTGAATACATTTTGCAATATATGATTCTGCATTATACATTGGAGTTATAATTATCATTCTTTGTTGTGTATTTCTTGGTATATAATTTTCTTCTTGATTGCTAAATTTTCTACCAAATATTGTTTTAATTCTTGAATTGATATAACTTACTTGTTTATAATCTTCTTTTAATAGATATAAACCTAATTTTTTATAGATATGTTGTTTCCATTGTAATGCAACACTATCCCAACCTACAACATCTTTTATAATATTACAAGCATACATTTTTTGTTGATGTAAATAACGGTCTTTGTTTGCTTTTAATACTGTTTCTACAAAACGATCTTCTTGATATTTTTTATTGATATGAGGAAATAATCCATTTGGTTCTATAGGGTGGTCTATTAGATAACAAGCTGATTCTATTGCTGTTTCTTCTAATGCACCAAAACGATTTGTAATTAAAGGAGTGTTATAAACGATAGATTCTAAAGTTGAAATGCCAAATGTTTCTGGGAAAGCACAAGGGAACAACATGAAACTTGCTTGTGACATAATATCAGCAATCTCAGATTGTTTTATGATACCAGTAAACTCTACATCTAATTTTTTATATTTTTCATCTGCAATTAATTTTCTGTATTTTATTTCTTGTATATCAGGTTCATTGTTTTTAAACTTATAAAATCCACCAATAACTTTTAATTTAGCTTGTGGTATTTCTTTTTTAATTCTTTCCCATATATTTTCTACTAAAGGAACCATACCTTTAGATAAGGCCGCATTAAAAACATATAAGAAAGGGTCTTTTGCTTTTATATCTATGTCATCTTTATATTTTACAATACCATTACGAGTCATAAAAACATGTTTTTTTATTACTTCAAACATTCTTTTATTACCATGAGCACAATTGGTAACATAAGAAGTATGAAAATCGGAAAGAGTAAATATTTCATCTAAGTCTTTATGAATTAACATATCTTCTAATAGATGGTCTCCGTACATAGAAAATGTATCGTGCATCCACATTGCTTTTAATTTAGCAAATTTTTTTATTGAAGCGTATCGTTTTGGTTTGAATCTTGTAAATTGCCCGTATAATTGTTCTGGTAAAAATGGTATAACAGTTCTTGATGAAATAACAACATCAAATTTAAAATCGTGTGGAAAATCTAATCTTGTATGGTCAAAATATTTAACATTATCAAAAGTGCCTTCATTTGAATTTGTATCAATACAGTTGTTAAAAACAGTAACATCAAAGTTCTTTTTAGCAAGTTCTCTAGATAATAAAATAACTGCGGATTCTGAACCTCCTAAACCTCTTTTGTTAAGAGTATCGCCATCATAAGACAGTCCAATAATGTCAATAATTGCAATAGATATCATTTAAAAAAACATTTATATAAAGTTATAATTATTTATAAATATACTATAACACAATATACCAGTATTGTCAATAACTTATAAAATTTAACATTTAGAGAGAAATGTCAGATACCATTATAATAATAAAGAATAGTAACGTTCCAGGTAAAGTACCTCAAACTACAGATTTACAACCAGGAGAATTGGCTGCAAATACCTACGATGGTAAACTCTATTTATTACAAGATACAACAAGTACTGGTGGTACACAACAAGTAGTTCAAGTAGGTGGAACTGGTAATGGTTATACTGGTTCTGCTGGAACAGCTGGAACAGGTTACAATGGTTCTGTTGGATTTACAGGTTCTGCCGGTATAGGATATACAGGTTCAAAAGGTTATATTGGTTCACAAGGCTATACAGGTTCAGCCGGTCAAGATGGTTATGATGGTTACACAGGTTCGGCCGGTGCAGGTTATACAGGTTCAAAAGGAAATACAGGTCAAGGATTTAATATCGCTAAGATATATTCTTCTGTTGCTGCCTTAAACGCTGATACTAATCCAACAGGAATTAATACAGGTGAATTTGCTATTATCAATACAAATGATACATCAAATCCTGATGATGGAAAATTATATCTATGGAACGGTACTAGTTATAGTTTTATTGTTGACCTTTCAGGCACAACAGGTTATACTGGTTCTGCTGGAACAGCTGGAACAGGTTACAATGGTTCTGTTGGATTTACAGGTTCTGCCGGTATAGGATATACAGGTTCAAAAGGTTATACCGGTTCACAAGGTTATAATGGTTCACAAGGTTATGCTGGTTCTGCTGGAATAGGTTACAATGGCTCTGTTGGATATTCCGGTTCTATTGGTTATTCTGGTTCACAAGGTTTACAAGGTTATTTCGGTTCTTCTGGATATACAGGCTCAGTAGGATATTCCGGTTCAAAAGGTATTGATGGTTATACAGGCTCAAAAGGTATTGATGGTTATACAGGTTCAAAAGGTACTGATGGTTATACAGGTTCTATAGGATATACAGGAAGTTCTGGTGACAAATATGTTACATCTTCATCAACATCTTTTACTTTAGGAAATTCAGGAACACAAACAATAACAGTTGGAACAGGATTAAGTTATACAATAGGCCAAGATATAGTTATTGCATTTGACATTTCAAATATTCAATATGCTACGGTTACTTCTTATACTTCAGGAACAGGTTCTTTAACATTTACAAAAAATAGTTTTGTAGGTTCAGGTAGTCATAATACATGGACAATTAATTTAGATGGAGCTGCAGGCACTCAAGGTTATACAGGTTCTGCCGGTATAGGATATGTTGGTTCACAAGGATATGCCGGCTCAGTAGGATATTCCGGTTCAAAAGGTATTGATGGTTACACAGGCTCAAAAGGTATTGATGGTTATTCAGGTTCACAAGGAAATTTAGGATATACAGGATCATCAGGCACTGGTTACACTGGTTCTGTTGGAGTAGGTTATGCTGGTTCTAAAGGTATAGATGGTTACACTGGTTCTGTTGGAGTGGGTTATACGGGTTCTAAAGGAGAATTAGGATATTCTGGCAGTAGAGGTTATGATGGTTCAAAAGGTTCATTACAAATTACAACTGCTACAACTCCACCAGGAAGTCCAAATTACGGAGATATTTGGATTGATTCAACCACAGGCATACAATATTTTTGGATTAATGATGGAGATTCAAATCAATGGGTGGAAGATTCAAACGTAGGTATTATAGGTCCTGTTGGTTACACAGGTTCACAAGGAGAATCAGGAATAGCAAATTTAGGAAGAAAATTTAGTTGGTCTGCTCCAGCTGATGGAACACCTACAACAGGTGGAACAACAACAGGTACAATAGCAGGTTCTAATGCG